CGTTGTACATGCCCTGGAGGGTGCGGTACTTCTGTGCGATGTCTTCCGGGGCCTTGTCATCACCCGCCCTTTGCTCAGGCGCGGCAGGTGAAGGAGCAGCGACGTCCGGTGCAGGCGCGTCGGCGGCAGGTGCAGCAGTACCCACACCCTCAGCTTCGGAACCATCGGCCTGCGGGCCTTGGTCACCCTCTGCGTTGAGCTGCTTGTACAGTTCCTGGACAGCCTCGGCTTGCTTGCGGATTTGCTCTGGAAGGGCCATTTGAACGCTCCTCATCGGTATGCGTGACTAGACGGCGAGGTCATGCCTTTGCCGCCGAAACAGGGGCTTGTTTGACGACTGCGTACAGCTCGTCCAATACCTGACACCGCCCCTGGGAAAGCGTCGGGTTGTTGATGGCATACGGCAACCTGTGCAATTCGTGCGCCCGCCACGCCGAGACCCACTCCACCACCTCGGGGTAGTGCTGGGCGACGTTGGCCAGAGCCTTCATCGTGCGCTCGTCGGGTCGGATCATGCGGCCCTCCCACTCACGCGGTTGCTGACGGTGTTGCCCTCCATACCGCCCATCGGCGACCCATCAGGGGCCGTGGGGGTAGGGGCAGGTTGTTGCTGCGCCATGGACATGGCAGCGGCCTGGAGGCGTCCCTGGTGCGCCGCCTTCTCGCGGGACGGGATGACCTCGTCGACGGGCATCTGCAAGCCCTTGGCCACTTCGCGCAGGATGGTGGCGCGACCATCGCGGCCAAGGATCTCGGCGTCGATGGGGTTGGCTGTGGCGTTGAGGAACTCGATGCGGCGGACGTTGACCGTCTCCTTGACCGCAAGGTTGATGGCACCCTTGGCCACGACCTCGACGTCGCCCTTGATGGCCTCGTCCTCGTCGTAGCGCATGTTGTAGACGAACTGACGCAGCACGATGGGCTTGACCACATCGGCGTCCAGGTGCATCACCACCTGCCGGATCCCCTTGCCCGCCGCGCCCATGAGCATGGATAGCCCCGACGAGGTGCGCCCAGCGCCCTGGACGTTGAGGTCGCCATAGATGTAGGCCGGGATGCCCGAGTGGTCGTCAGCCAACCGACTGAACTTCTCATAGACACCCACCAACTCGTTGGCACGTGAGTCAGGCTGCGTGAACCGAATGGCCGGCGCACTGGAGCCGGCCGGGTCGTTGGTGACCTGCCAGACCTTCCAAGGGGCCAGGGCGGTGATGTCCTCGTTGGGCGGGATGCGCTCCAGATTCACCTCGACCTGCGGGCCAGAGGCGATTCCCATGTTGTTGACCAATGCCCGGGCAGCGGCGTTGCACACCCCCTGGAGGTCCTCGATGATCTCGGGTATACCCTTACCCCAGAACGCGCCGGGGCACTTGATGAACGATGTCTTGGTGTACGGCTTCTCACCCAGCGGGTCGTAGTTGAGCACCGCCTTGATGACGTAGTTGCCCACGACCCAGACGTTGGCGTCGTACTCTCGGGCGTCGTCGGGCACATCCTCCTCAGTCATGCCCCACTCGCGCAGCATCTTGCCGCTGACCTTGCCCCAGAACTCCAGGGCGTCGTAGACCTCGGTCGGCCGCATGTACGAGTAGTACTTGCGCTCCTCCTCGTCCTTGATCAGCTCGACGTCCTCGTTGATCCACGACTGCCCGTTGCCGATCTCCAGCACCTTGCGGATGGCGTCCTCGTCGTACCCAGGCACGCCGATCAGGTCGGCCAGCATCATCCGCGTCAGGGGGTGGTACTCGAACAGGTAGCCGTCGCTGATGCGGCTGATCCCCGGCTCGGGGTAGATGTAGAACGGGTCGACCCGCTCGTACTCGGGTGCCAGACGCTCGATGGGTTTGACCACCGTCGCACCGGTGGGTGTGGTCTCCCAGCCCAGCGCCCGCTGCCGGCGCACGACCGGCCCCTTGACGAACGCGGCAGGGAAAGTGACGAGGTCGGTGATGAAGTCGTTGAACGCCTCGGCCCAGCCGCCCTGGGCGAACTGGTCCTGGATCTTGATCTTCATCTTGTCCGCCCGGGTCTGCGCCTCCTGGAGCACAGCGAACCGGAAGTCCTGCGCGACCATCTCACGCAGCTCCCGCATCATGGCGGGATCCGGCGCTTGGCCGGTCTGCTGCACGAGCTGGAGCACCTTCTGGGCGAACTCGGCCTGCACTTCCCGCTGCTGCACGGGCGACAGATCAGGGACGGGTGTGGCGTGCAGGTCCCACGGAGGCGAGCCCTCATCGAGCAGGATGTCGCGCAGCCACGACTCGGCCGCTCGGCACTTGACCTCCGTGATCATCATGTAGATCTCGGAGCCGCCCTGTCCACGGATGGCGTTGAGCTTGTCCGCCTCGTACTCGCCGTTGCGCTGCCGCAGCGCCCGGAGCATGGTCTGCTCGATGGGCTTCTTGGCCATCTGAGCCACGTCCCAACAGGCGCGTAGGTACGAAGCGAGCCCGAGCATGACGGGCTGGTTCTGCCGTTCGGCAAGCGCCGCCTCCGCTGCCTCCTTCTCCTGTCGGACAAGGTCAGCGTTGGAGACAACTCGCAGGAACGTCAGTCCGGCCATGTCACTTCTTCACCGGTTTCTTGGCTGGCACCAGCACTTCGCGCCCAGAGGAGTCCCGAAAACTCTGGTACTCCTTGCCCCCTTGTGACACGTCCCCGGTGTACCGCATACCTGTGGGGGGTTGTCCCGCAGGCAAGATCCTGGGCGGTTTGCCGACGCCGGGAGGCATCTTCTCCGGCGGGCGGCGCTTCGAGCCGGAGTTGTTCTGCGGCGGCAGGTTGAACTTGCGCTCGTACTTGGCCCGGTCCGCTGGTTTCTCAGACGAGATGCCATCAGGGTTGAACGGTGCCGGTTTGGGCTGCGCGGGTTTCTTGGCTCGATCCATGGGATCCTCCTACAACAAGTATACACGTGTGGGCCAAAAGAAAGCCCCCGGAGCCGAAACTCGGCGGGGGCCAAGCCCTCTGTGGGCAGGAGACGCAACGTGAAACGCAGCCAGTATAGCCCCGTCACGTCCACCCCGCCGCCGAAACCTGTCTGATCTCCCGCCTGAGCGGCAGGTGGCTCCCCTCGCCGGCGCTGTGCAGGTGGAGCATGAGGTACTGGAGCGCCTCGGCCACGTGGGAGTGCTTGTTCTTGTCGATGTCGGAATCCCCCTTGGGCTTGTACCGGTACCCACCCATCATGGCAGCCTTGAGCTGCGTGCAGCGCGGATCCACCAGGAACGCCGGGTCCCCGTCGACCTGTCGCATGAGGTACTCGTCGACCGCGTTGATCCGTGCCGTGATGGCGTTGGTCCGCGCCGGGATGACCCGCAACCCCTCGGCCTTGATGATGTCCACCGCGCTGCGCTCGTCGGTCTGCGCCCGCTGCACCCCGGCCGGGTCGGTCACCACGAGTACCGGCGCTCCAGGAAACCGCTCCTACAACAGGGGCTTGAGCATGGTGCGCACGAACCGCTGGACTCCCATGTCGAAGCTGACCGCCTCGCCCAGGATCAGCGCCCGCCCCCGAGGGTCCTGCTGTCCGAGCACTGCGGCGGGCGTAAGGCCCAGGTCCATGCCGACAACCACAGGACGCACGCCGTTGAGAAAGCAGCGCAGGCGTTCCTTGGCCATGTGGTAATCCGGCCTGAAGTACTTGTAGACCGGCATCCCGGCTGAGCTGAGCCCATACTCGCCGTCGATGTAGACACGGATGTACTCCTCGCTGCGCCCCTGGGTGTCGTAATACCCCTCGGGCAGGTTGTCGATGTTCTCGGCGTAGGGACTGCGTCCTGACGGCTGCTTGAACACGTCCCAGCCGTTGTCGTTGGGGGAGACGCCGTCCTTGGGATCCAACCCCTCCATCTGGTAGTACCACCACGTGTCCATGGTGGGCGGGTTGGTGTCGCCCCACATGCCATGCCACGTCGGCCCACCGTCCTTCTTGGACGGGAAGCGCCCGATCCGCTTGGACATCGCGTCGACGATGTCGGGGTGGATGTCACGGCACTCGTTGAACCACGCGCCCGTCAGCTCCAGCGAGTTGAGGTTGGCCACGTCGTCGGCGTCGTCCAGCGCCCGGAACATGATCTCCGCCTCGACGTCCCCCATGCGGAAGAAGTACGTCTTGGTCGTCCTCATGAAGTCGCCACACTCACCCGGGGGGAACCAGTCGAGGAAGGTCTTGATCGTGGTGTCCTGGAGCTGGCGGGCCGTCTCACGCACCACAGCCCACCGGGAGCGCCGCTTGCCACGTGTGTCAGGCTGCTGCTCGGAGGCGCGGCGAATGATCTCGAAGCAGCACGTCACGCTCTTGCCCGAGCCCACCGGCCCCATGAGCACACGCATCTTGGCGTTGCTGAGCATGAACAACCGCCCGGTGGGCGGCGGCTCGTAGTTGATCTCAAGCGCCATGGGTGGCCTGCGGCGGCAGGGTGATGGTGAACCCGTAGCCGGCCTTGCGCGACTTCACGATCTTGGTCCGGTAGGGTATCTGCCGCAGCTCCAACTCCCGCTCCAGCGTGCGGGTCTGCAACGTGCTGTGCAGGCGGGCCTGACGCTCGCCGGTGTCAGTCTCATGGAACAAACTCTGCAACATCGGCGGCAGTGTCGTGGGCGTCGTCATAGTCCAGGTAGGGGGTTGGTGGGATGGGTTGCGCCACGTCGATGGTACGCGCATCGGCGGCGTTTGTACCAAGGTTGATCGTGATCTTGACACCACCCCCACCACCATCGGCAGGGCCGGTGTCCTTGGGCTCCAGGCCAGCCCACTTGACCGTGTTCTTGATCAGGTCGGCCTTGACGGAAGGAGAGACCGCCGGGTCGTGAATCAACAACCAGGAAGTTGTCAGGAGTTCCTCGGCCTGGGCTCGGGCTTTGAGGCGGAAGGTGAGGCCCTTCTCTCGGATCTCGTTCCGGTAATGATCCACCTTGCGCAGGAAGACCGGGTCCTGCTTGAACTCCAGGAGATCTGCCGGTTGGATCCGATGCCGCTGAACCACGTCGCCGATGGGCTCACCGCTGCCTTCGAGGGTCAGGGCGATGTCGAACGCCAGCTTGTCGTTCCAGCGGGTGAGATTGAGTGGGAGGTGGTCCATGCGCGGAGTGTAGCGGGAAGAACTTGGGCGTCAAGGGGGGAGGTTTGTAAACTAAACCTGCGCGGTTGAACTGCGTAAAGTAAAAGTTTACACGTTGGATTTTGGGGGTGTGGAATGTGAGGTTCCCTACATTATGGGGGGGCCTGTGCTTCGCCAGTCCATGTGCCCCCCCCATCCGGGCACGCGCACGCGCACGCGCACGCGCACGCGCACGCGCACGTTGGGCCGGCCGACTTGACACTTCGACCGGTGTCGGTCAGTCTGGATTTGTCGACGGCGACAAGCCCGAGACACCCGCTCTTTACACAATCTACACGGCACGGCCATAGGCGTCTTCTGACTGCTAGGCTTGATTTGAAGGATCCGCCGGATCCGGATCGAGTCTAGCAGTGCAGGAGATGCACCATGGCAGAAGGGAAAACGGCGACACTCAAAGTGTCGATCAAGCCGCTGACGTTCACGATCCAAGTCACCGGATCGAGAATGAACGAAAACGGGACTTTGTCGAACCTTGAAGTAAAGGTTCTCAAAGCTCCGGCGGACGTCAACGCAAGGGTGTCTACACCCCGCATGGCGGGTGGCGCGATGTACTTGCAGATCGAAGCGGACTCCAAGGGCGTGACGATCCTGGACAACGACGAAACCGCAAAAGCCCCTAAGGCTAAGTGGAATCTGAAGCGCAAGTGATCGTGTAGTTTCCCGGGTAGGCCGGTAAAGCCTACCCGGGCTTTCTTTCCCTCGGAGATGCACCATGAACAGAAACAGACTCCTGACGGAGCTTGAGGTCTGGCGCGAGGTATACCCTGGCGCCATCGCCCTGCTGCGAGTGGGCACGTGGCAACACCGCGCTGCGGCGCTGGTCAACCGCTTTACGCGGTTGACGTACCTGCAGCAAGTGCGGATCGGGACGGACACGACGTCCTGGTCTATTTGGGTCAGGCACTTCTGACCCACCGGGTAGGCCGGTAAAGCCTACCCGGGCTTTCTTCTTTCTTGGAGATTGAGATGATAGAAGCAAATCGGCGGTCGCTTGCGACCGCCATTGTCGCGGGCGATTGTTCGCTCGCGGCCAGCGCAAAAGCGCGTTTGGTCGAGCGCCTTGTCCACGCGGATGCGATCCGCGTCCTGGCGGTCGAGCCGACCGCGAGCGGGCGCGGCGTGATCGTCGCGTTTCACATCCTGGGTGCGTATAGAACCCAGGATATAATCTGCTGCGCCAAGAAGTGGCGCAGCCAGTGGCGAAGGCTCGGAGCAGTCTTTGCCTAACCCAAGGGCAGAGTCCACCAGGGCTCTGCCCTTTTCTTTTGCCCGCTTGGCGCGTGTCAAGTTGTAAGGTTGTAAGGTTGTGGCTGGGAGAGGGGGCTGTGTGTTGCTCGCTTCGCTCGCCATACGTCGGGGGTTGATAGGTGTCACGCCGTAGGCCCGCTCCCTACCGCATTACGTCAGGTAAAACTTGACGGGGGGAATGTAGCGTATAACCTTACATGTAAAGTGTAAAGTATAGGGTCGGGGGCTGATGGCAGTAACCTTACACGTCAATGTAAAGTGTAAAGTGTCAAGTATAACTGGACAACTTTACACAAACAGGCGTAACTTGACACGAAATGTGTAAGGTTTGCCCCGAAAAGAGGGCACTATTAGGGTTTACCCTATGTAAACAATCTATGTGAGACAGGCAAAAACAGACAGAATTCCCGAACTTTACATCCCCTAACTTGACAACTTTACACGTGTAAAGTTTTGGAAAACTCCAATGAAATCAAGGACTTAGCCGGATTTTACCACTGGCAGCTGGAAAAAGCCGATATAAATAAGTGAGAAAATACACACTTTTTTATATACCTTTCATGTGACTCGCGGCCTCAGGCTTGAAAGACCCTATGTAAAGTATGGTTTCTACACCTCTCCCCATCTACGCCACATTACTTCCAAAAACGTAGATTATTTAGATTGTGCAGTGCAACAATCGTTATAAATCAAGCACTTGCACGATCCATTTCAAGTAGATCATCACTACCTTTTTTACCTCAACCTTACACACCACGTAGATTATTTACATAGGGTTTCTACCTACTGCCGGCCCCGGCCGGCCGAAACTTGACATTTTCGCCGGGCTCGCCGAGTCTGGGTCGGCCCCAGCAGTTCGCTGTGGTATGTCAAGTAACAGCCTTACAGTACAGGAGTCCATCATGGCAATGAACGTACAGTCCCTACCTTACATCGCCCCCCGTAAAGTACGGAAGCCCGAGAACCGCCGCTTCTGCGTCAAGTGGCTGGAAGGGACGACCGTCACCTTCCGTTGGTACTGCCGCGACAGCGATGCTGTCAAGTTCCTCAACCACCTCCGGGATCAGCGTATCCCTGCCCGTCTCATCATGTCGAAGGTCTGACCGCAACTTTACAGGAGTACACCATGAGCACATTGAACCCCCACCAGCAGGTTGACCTGCTCCGTCTCCACGTCCTTCGTGAATTCCTCCGTTTCTACGGAGTGGATGTGGACAGCAAGAGTTTCGAGGTCGGCTCCCTGCTGGATCGCATCGTGGACCGGGAGATCGACATCGTGGCGGCTGTCAAGGCCATCCGCAACTTCGACATGATGGCTTACACCATCAAGGTGGATGAGCATCTCCCGAGTGCCGTGATGTTTGCCCTCAAGGAGGGGCTGACCGTCGCTGGCACCTCCTGGACCCAGGATGGTGTGGTGTTCAACCTCAACCTCAAGGGTGGCAACAGCCGCCCCATCGGCCTGCTGGAGGCCAAGAAGCTCGTTGACCTGCTGAGGTCGCTGAGCTCGTTGACCTGCTGAGGTCGATGTAACCCCTTCCGCAGTGGCTCCTCGGAGCCCTGCTGAGAGCCCTCCGGGTGAGGGTTGTCAGCAGCATGTGCTGCGTTCATGTGGAGAACCGAAGCATGAGAACCATCCGTCTCAACCTCAACCGCATCCCAGACGACAAGGGCCGGGGGGCCATCAACCACCTGTCCCTCTGGGCCATTCCGGCCTACCCCGAGGTGGACATCTACCACGACATTTGCCACGACGGTGACCGCAACTTTGTCGCTGTTTACAGCGACCCGACCAACCCCGATCACCGGTACGTCATCGGTGCTGTCTGGAGCGACAGCGCCGAGTCCTACAGCTTCCACTCCTAACCCCTGAGGAGAACAAGATGCCCTTCAAGCTTGAGGTCACCGATACGTTCGGTGGAGAGGCCAACTACTGCTGGGTCAAGCGTGGCACCACCGGGGCCACCACCCGTCGTGGTGTCATCCGTGCTCTGAAGCAACTGGCCGGTTGGGATGGCTGGTGCCGTGTGGTTGTCCACCAGTGGGACAACACCTTCATGGAGCTGCGCCCCACAGCGTCCTCCGGTGTGTGCCAAGTGGCCTTCGCCACCTGGGAGGAGTGACCATGAAGGTGTGCCGTCATTGCGGCACCACTGATCAGCGCGGTCAGTGGTGGTCACTCTGCAACTACTACGAGCTCAGTGGTTGGTTCTGCGCCAAGTGCTACGACCTCGTCGAGCACCGCACTTCGTGGGGTGACCCTGTCGGTCGCCCTGTCAACCCGAAAGGTTACACCATGGTCAAGGAGAAACTGTCGTGAACCGCATCCCTCTTCGCCATGCGGCTTCCATCAAAACCCTGATGTCCATCAAGGACGTCACCGAAGAGGAAGCCAAGATGATCCGTTGCATCTGGCACACCGAGCGAATCCGGCACCGAGCCAGGATCGGTGTGGACAAGATCCTCCGCACCTACGGCGTGGAGTACCTGGGGTACAACAAGCGCACCAACGCCAAGGTGTACTACTGCAACGCAGGAGACACCTACACCACCA